GACCTCTTTTGGAGGCCCACACATGGTAGAAACTCGTCTACCTTACTTAAGTAAGTAATTACATTGCATATTTGAGTACCCGACACGCTGAGTTCGAAGCGTACGGACCTGAGCAAACGTTGATGCTATTACAGCATCCCAACTGAATTTCCCGTTTTAAAACTTTATATCATTAAAGTTAAACAAGATGAAATCAGTGGATATTTAAATCAGTGAAAGTCTGAGCTAATTTTGTGAAAGTCAAAGTTGTCAATATTAAAATCGACTGTAATAGTACTTAATTAAATTAAGATGATACTTAATGGAAATTAAGAGTCTATGACCTTAGTAATCTTCACTGGATAATCTCAGATTATCGAAAAGTTGATGAAAATGTTATAGCTGTGGACTTTAGGAGTTCCTAGAGAACCTAAAGGAATCCAGAACTATGTTTTGGTCACGACCCTTCGGTAGGAATTATATTTGGTTAATCGAAAGATTAGCAAATTTATAATAACCTAGCAGGGAAACCTAACTCCTCCTCTACTCGAGGGGACTGCGGCCCACGAAAGTGGAAACCGAAGTTCAAGTGGGAAATTCTATTAAATGAACAGTAAAAATTACAAATCAATAACTTATTTTCATAAATTAAGGTTTACAATTTCAAAGTTCAGATTTAAGGAATCTACTCTTGATGTCCGATCCTTTGTAAAAGATGGATCACCAGTGAGACCTATACTTCTTCAAGTATTGGTCCTGCTGGGGAGAAAGATTACACCGAACTGGGTTAGAATAATTAAATCCTACCTAAAGCTCGTGAACTTGTTGTTTAAATGTGGAGGAAAACCCATGGTAGTTAAATACCTAAAGGTTGCTTCTACTATTATTCAACAAGTGAGTGCAGGTTATCACATTAAGGACACTACTTCTCTCGGAGCAAGAATTGCCCGAACGAAGAAGGGTCTTCCTCGGTTTATACCCAAGGAACAACGACAGTTGATCTTAACAGGTGATAAATTCCTTATTAAGTTTTGGTTAACAATAACTTCAATCTTTAGAGATATTCATTTCTCAGGATTGTTGAAATTGTCTACTATTACTCAAATAAGTTCTGCTTCTAATTTCTTTGATTTCACTATTTATTACCAACCCTTTGCAGATCTTTTCTGTAAAGATGGTTTTAAATTATGAAGTGAGAAATTACCATTCCAGATGTTAACTTCTGGACCCCAGGCTCGTATTGAGACTGATCGGGATGAATTTAATTCACACCCGAATACAGTGTTACGATCAATGAGAGTTTTTATCCAAGATAAGAACTTGGGACTTTTACAGTCCTTAGAATTCTTTCTAAGATTAAACCCTATGACCGCAGCCCTATGGGAAGATATACTAATTAGGAACGATTGGATGGTTAAATCCTTTCGACCTAAAAGTAAATATCTTGGTGCTTTAGCAATTAAAGAAGAGGCAGCGGGGAAAGTGCGAGTATTTGCCATGGTTGATCCTTGGACTCAGTGGGTTTTAAAACCTTTACACATTCTATTATTTGAATGCTTAAGGAAATTACCTACTGATGGTACTTTTAATCAAATGGGTCCGATTGCTCGGGTTCCATTTGGAAAGGTTCCTATTTATTCTTTTGATTTATCTGCTGCAACGGATCGATTACCTTTAGATGTTCAACAAAACATTTTAAGGAAAATCTTTTCCGATGAATTTGCTCAACATTGGGCAAACCTTTTAGTTGGTAGGTCTTATAAGACCCCAAGTGAAAGTCAGTTAGATGAATTTGGGATTAAATATCCTACTCCTTATCCTACATCTGTACGATATGAAGTAGGTCAACCCATGGGAGCATTGTCCTCTTGGGCGATGCTTGCCACTACTCACCACTTTATTGTGCAAGTCTGTGCTTGGAGCACTGGAATTTGTTCTCGAAAACAATTCTTTACTGAGTACGCTGTACTTGGTGACGATATTGTAATCTGGAATAAAACAGTTGCTGACCAATACCTTAAGATTTTAAAATCTTTAGGAGTTGAAACGAATTTAGCGAAATCTATTCTATCCCCAAAAGGGTTAGGATTAGAGTTTGCTAAGCGAACTCTTATAAAGGGCGAGGACTGTAGTCCTATTCCTTTTAAAGAGCAAGCAGCTGCTCATGTAAATATGGGAAATCTCCTATGTTTTATGAGTAAATATTCATTATCAATTCTTCAAGTCTTAAGATTTTTAGGATATGGTTATAAGGTTCATCCGGAAAAGGATACTAAGTTATTGAAATCTATTCGATTAGCAATGCTTATTCCTTCGACGGCGGAACAACTTCGAGATTTATTCTCAGTTGAACGTCCTTACTTAGAATTAGGAGAGGGATTAAACCTTCCTAAGGCAGAAGTAACGAAGAACCTTGTATTACTTATTGACCGAGAGTTAACCTCTTTGTTAGGTAGAGTAAAGAAGATATTATATCTCCTTTTATCTACTGAACCAAAATGGTATTTGGATTCTATTGGTCCTTCCGCTAATAGTGTTTCAATTATTAGACGAGAAGTTCTATCTCAAAGAATGAGAGATTATATAAAAGATCTTCAGATCTTAATTGATCAATTAAACTTTGCAATAGAAACAAATAGATCTCCGAAAGACCAAGTTACCCATTTTGTATGGGGAACAGGTTTCAATCCTTGGTTGCTAAGTAAAAGCAACTCTAAAGATCTTTTCCATTCAATAGATATTCTATTCAATGTCGAGGATTCCTTTAGCAGGCTTCAACTGGACCTATTTAAAATTCATAAGAATGTTCGACTTAATCTTTCTCCTCCATTAATGGAAGAAAAGAGAGTCTTGCTTCTTTGGAATAAATGGGCTAGATCACTTGCCAAGATCGGATATAAGTTATTTTAACAAAATTGATTAATATTAAATGTTAAGAAATATATTTCTAATATCTAATAAGACGAGAGCTGGTCTACTACGTAGAGTACTACGGCCTCTCCGAACAAGTGTAAAATACACCTGGAAATCATCTCCTTATTTTGGTTTTAGGACCTTAATTTGGTTTTGGTTAACAGAATTGTCTTTGACATTTATTGGATGGGCTTTAGTTACAGCCATAGTTACAATGGGTTGGACTTTATATAGTCAACCTGAGGTAACTGCAACTGCTCTAGTATTAACTGGTCTATCTTCTTTAGAACATAGTTTCTCCGATGTTAGTAATGTTATTTTGGAATTAATCACAGAAGATAAAGTATCGTTCTGGAGTTGGTTTAAATTATCTATTGTAGGACCATCTATATGGTTTACTGCAATGGCTAATGCCATCTACCAGGATACTCAACTTTTAGTTGATGTTCTTCCTCAAATAAACTTACTTGAAGTATCTCAGTGGCAAATATATTTTGGTTTCATATCAGGTGTATTCTATAATTATGGAATAGAACCTATATGGACTTTAATAAAATTACCATGGGATATCTTCTGGAACACTGGAATTAACATGTCTAATTTAGAATTAATCACTGAACATCTTTGGATAAAGCACTTAATTAACACATATCGAGATATTCTCGTATGTTTTATAAGTGATTATACCTTGTTATGGGATGGGATTGGTCCTGATGATTATGCACGAAGTGCACGTCCATCAACTTATGAAGATTGTCTGTTGTCGAGAGATAACCCTTTTAACCCTTGGGATCTTAGTGATCCTTTTGAGGATAAGGAAAGCCCTCGAACACAACATAGCAATTACTTCTTAGAAGAGGATGATCCTCGGAGAATTCCATTACCCGCAACTACATCTAGTGAATCTGATTATTTAGATTACACAGATGAAAGATGGGAATTGATTAATGACCAACCAACTAAACCTCGATCATATTTAAATCGATCATGGATGTTTGTAAAAGGACATCCTTATCTTTTTGGTACAATCGTTGTTCAGCTTGGTTTAAAATTAATACCAGTAGTGGCTTCGTCTGCAATCAAATCAGCTATTAATATCCTTTGGTAAGGTATTAATATGTTGGTAACTCAAAAGATCTTTGGGTTTGTCGGTTTCGATGAATCCAATGGAGTGATTGTAAATCAATACCAGTTTGGTGATCTTCTCTTTGTAACCATAGCATCCGAAAGGTTGTCTATATTACACAAGATTATATTGCATCTGAGCAAACCGTAACATTAAAAGACTGTTATATCTTTTATAACTACTTCTTAATTGAAGAGTCGGG